TATGCATCTCCCAGAAACTGATGAGGTTGTTTATCTTAATTGCTATGGTATTGCTATTCGTGCGGCCGACTTGACAATTTTGAAGCATGTAAAAGCTGGCAAGCATGTGACATATGATTTGGATTGCACTTTTGGATACCAATTTGAAACATTTGACACTGTTTATTTCAATAGCTTTGCTCGTCGTGAAAAGTGTGTTCTTTATGCCGTGGAGGACATTTATGTCATGAAACAAATATTTGAATCATAAGAAGTCAATGTTGAAGTCACCCCATAATAAAACTCACAAAATAAAAATTACCTACCACTCCAAACCTTTACTGCAGGCAAACGCGGTATTTTTTTATTCCGCATATTCTCGCAATGCTCATTATATGTATAACCCCACTCACAATATTGTTTTATATCACCAAATAATGAAGGTATTTTTAATAGTCTCAAATATTCAACAAAGAAAATAACACCCATTATTCTCTCCAAACAACATCTATCGGACCTAGAGTTTATAAAGTTCAACATATTGAACAGGTTATATTTGTTTCTCAAACCAATAAGAAAATCGCGATTAATAAAACTTTGCACTCCAAAACAACCATACCATATTTCCTTATTTGTTGGGCCTAATACATCATATTCTCTATTATTCAAAAGAGTACTCATTATGTCATAATTATTTATAAGACCATTTACAATTCTCAGTGTATTGTTAAAATTTTCTTTTTTTTCGCTGTTAAAATGCCATAATGGTAGAACTTTTATTTGTTTTTTAATCAAGTGTTCAAAGGGAACCCGCTTTTGGATAAAAACACTATCATGAATTATAACAGCGTTGTCAAAATAGTGATTTTTATAGAAATAATAATAAGGCAAAATTTCGCCTCGCTTATGGTATTCTGATTCAACATATTCTACATTTCTATATTCATATTCGGCTTTTAAAAACTTTTTATCACTATTATCATCAATTACAACAATCTTTTTCAGAGGATAACAACGTCTAATATGTAAAATGCATTCATTCCAATACTTATTGGTAGTTTCTGAATTTACATGTCTTGTGATTATAAACCCAAAGTTATCTTGTACAGAAGTCATTTTATTTAATAAGAATAAAATAACTTTAAAATTTAAACACTTTGAATTGTTTCAGATGAAAAGTTTGGAATATTATCTATATTTACTACAGTTTCATTTTGGGGAATATTAGACTTTGGTGTAATATATACTTTAAATTCTTCTCTCTCAAGTTGAGCTTGAGGAGTGTGGTGATGAACGCATCTTGCAATCATCTTGTATAACTTAAAGTCTGGATATCTCTCTACGCCATTGTTCTTATAAAGGATATTTATGCCATTGTCATCTAAACACCATTCATAAATAAGCTTAACAATTGGTTCACATTTTTCCAAGTCGGTGATTTCATCTAAATCATCAATAACATAATCAAAAATGGAACACGCTAAACGACACAAATCAAAACTATAATTGGGTTCTAAACGTGGTTTCTTTTCATTAAAATATGGTTCAGTGTTATATTGCGTTGAAGCATCGCCTCCTGGCTGATAGCTATCACTGCAAAATACTTTACCATCAAACTTATAAATAGCTCTACCAAAATCAATCATTTTAAAGATGCGACCAAAAGTTGGGACTTTGTAATATGTTTTCTTGTAACAATAATAAATATATTTTACATCAGTTGAGTTATACATAACATTATTTGTATGCAAGTCATTGTGAGTAAATGAAAATGCTTTTTGATATGTAACTAAAATCATTATTATTTGAAATAAAGCTGAAAACCATTCACCATGTGTTAGTTCCTCATTCATAATTAAATCGTCAAAGGTATTCTCACAATTTTCCATGCATATAACTTGAACTGGAAACTCTGGAATAGTCGCAAAAATTTGCTGTTCTTCGCATGATTCGCTTGAGTTTGAATTTGAATTATCATCTGTCCAATTATCTTCTTCATTTTCTTCATCTTCTTCATTATTGCCAGATGCTTCATCGCAATTATTGCATGAGGATGACCCTTTGCTGCTTTCTCCATTAGAGGTGTGAGATGTTCTTGATGAACAAGTAGATGATGACTTTATGGTAGTTGTTCGCATTTCTTTTTCATTGAATGAATCGCAATTTGTAATATCAAGCAATTCTATATTATTTTCTTTCAAGTCATCTAATGTAAGATGCGTTGGTGAAAAAATGTCTTCAAACATAGAATTATCAATTGATTTAATTGACAAAGTTGATTTATTGCTTAGATTGTGGTCTATTTTAATGGGAGGTTTTGCGTCAGGTTTGTCTTCTTCATATAAGAAACTGTAATCTTCAACTTGAAACTTGACATTCTTATATTTATTAAAGAAATCCGACTTGCAGAGATAATCCAAATCATCAACAATGTTTAATTTGAACTCCTTTTTTACTCCCAAAAAGGAGCCATAGTAATCAACACCATTCACAAAATCATGATTATAAATAAGCTTGCTTGAGAGAAAAGAGAAGAATCCATCAATGTATGCAGAATTGTTGGCATCTAATAACTTGGGATGAACTGCACCAATCTCAGAAGTTAATTTTGGCAACTTAAAAAGAGTCGGGTCATTTACATTATATTTGCCAATTAAGTATTTAAAGGGGTCTAGCAATGGAGCCATTTTAAAAAATACTTGTTTCTTCTTTGTTTTGCCAGTTTCAATCTCTTGAATTGCACAGTTGTACAAATTTTTGTTATCAGCTACACCAGATTTAACAGTTGATAAAAACCATGAATGATTCAAGTTCAAAGCATTGTAGTTTGTATCATTTAACAAGAAAAATCTCTTGTAAATTGGAATATAATTTTGCAACTCAGAGAGAAAAGTCAAGTCCTCCTTTTGAAGAGACTTGAACAATTCGGAATTCTTTCTCTTCTCATAATGAATTTTAAGAGTAGTCTTGTCCATTAGCTAAATAATATATTAATTATACTATTTTTTAACTCATTTGCCAAGAATTATCTTTTAATTTAGACAATGCGTTTTCCAATTTGAATGAATTTTCTAAAGTAACAGTAATATGACTTTAGAACTCAAGAAATTTGATATGAAAACAATTAGTTTTAAACCAAATGAATCTAAAGGCCCAGTCGTTGTCTTAATTGGCCGTCGTGACACTGGCAAGTCTTTCCTTGTGAGAGACTTGTTGTATTATCATCAAGACATTCCTATTGGTGTTGTTGTAGCTGGAACAGAAGAAGGTAACGGGTTCTACGGAAAAATGGTTCCAAAGCTCTTCATTCACAATGAATACAATACTGCAATCGTTGAGAATATTTTGAAGCGGCAAAAGTCTGTTTTAAAACAAATTAAAAAAGAGATGGAGACTTTTAAACGCAGTACAATTGACCCAAGAGCATTTGTAATTCTTGATGACTGTTTGTATGACGGAACATGGACTCGCGATAAAATGATGCGTCTTCTTTTCATGAACGGGAGACATTGGAAGATTATGCTTATTATTACTATGCAATATCCGCTTGGTATTCCTCCAACACTACGAACTAACATTGATTATGTGTTTATTCTGAGAGAACCATATATTGCGAATAGAAAGCGTATTTATGAGAATTATGCCGGTATGTTTCCAACCTTTGAGTCTTTTTGTCAAGTTATGGACCAATGCACAGAAAATTATGAGTGCTTAGTAATAAATAACAACGCAAAATCTAATAGATTGCATGAACAAGTGTTTTGGTACAAGGCCGACTCGCACAATGATTTCAAATTGGGTTCAAAAGAGTTTTGGGAACTCAGTAAAGATATTAACTCGGATGAAGAAGACGAAAAATATGATCCAAATAATGCCAAGAAGCGAGGTCAAGGCCCAAAAATTAGCGTTAAAAAGACAAAGTGGTAAATATAAACACGCTGAATTTTTTTATATAAATAATATATAAAACATGTTGAGTACACTTACAATTGGTATAAGTTTTTTTATATTTTTATTAATATTGATATATGCTTCAACATTCTATAAAAAAAATTCATTATTAGATAGATTTGTAACAAGAATGCCAATAGCAAGTCAATTTATTTTAGCAATGGGAATATACATTACCTATTTGCTTTTTAAATCAAATTATAAAGACAGTATAATAAAAGATACTATTCAATCTATTAAAGATACTTACATCCAAACATTGGATGTTTTAGAAAAATATAAAGATACGTGCCCAAATTTAATAAATTCATTTTTTTTCCCTTGGCAAAAAGACGATCCTGATACGATACATTACGTTGCAGAGCTCGCATCCCATAGTAAAGATGCTGAACTTGATTCATTAATAGTGTCTAATTATATATTTCAAATTGTTGGTCTTTATATTCAAAGTTCAAGTATGACATCAGTGAGTGATTCTAGATTCTTAATATTTTTTTCTTGTTTTTTTAGGTCTAAATTACTAAAAAAAAAGTGGGAAAAATTTAAAATAAATTTTGGAGTAAGAACTGTCTTATTATGCGATAAACTCTTTGAAATAAATGAAAAATATAACTTTAAAAGTGGAGAAGAGTTGAAAAATTATTTTGAAAATTATATAACTACAGATGAATTTAAAAAAATTATGAATACAGAAGACAAAACAAACGTTACACAAAGAAATGCTGCTATTATACAATAAAATATAATACTACATTATTCTAGTGTATTAGATTTACATTCAAACATACAATTTTGAATGCAAAATATGTATAATGTTAAATTGATAAATTATCTTATATTATATTATGGAAAAACCCTCAATAACTCAAGACAAGATAAATGCTGATGTAAAAAATAAACAAATCGTTATATTAATTGCAATAATATAATGATTAATAATTTATAGCAATGGTTTAATCGTTCTTATCCTTTATGGCAAAAGGACCGCTTAAAAGCTCGCTTTGCCCATTGTCAGTCTTACCAACAATAATATTCTCACCCTCAAACAACTCGGCACGAATATCAGCAGCTGAAATAGTCTCTTGGTCCTTCAATGAGCGTTCTTGAGTGTTTGTATTATTTACACCAATAAGGTTACCTTCCTCATCAATGGTTTGAGTGAGGGTGGCACCGGTCTTCTCGGCCAACTTGATGTTCTCCTCAATGGCCTTCTTCTTGGTCTCCTTGACACGCTGGTCAAATGCCGACTTGGCAAAATTCTCGTTCTTGTTCTTCTCGTGCATCAATTGATTCAATTCCTCCTCCATATACTCCACTCGGCCAGTCTTGTAAGCCTCAGGATCCCAAGGCATCCACAGTCCAATGGGACCAACAAAAACATCGTGATTGGGATCCAACTCTCTCAACATCTTGCAACGCAACTCGGCCTCCTCCATAGTAGGATAAGCACCACGAACTTTAATTCCGCGAGTAGAAGTTTGGAAACTGTTCTTAGTATTAAATGCATTCTCAAGGTCCTCCTCGTTCTGGTCTAAGAAGGTCTTATAATCGGCCTCCATTCCGCCATCCACAAACCCCGCCTGCTCTTCAGTCAAAAACTCCTTAAAATCCTTTGAAATGTCATCAAATGTTAACTTGTATTTATAACTAATAAAATTTAAAAATTGAACAAACTTCTCCATACTCTTTGAAAACTCCCACTTCTTTAGGAATTCCTCAAAAAAGAACAACTCCTTTTGCTTAATAATTTTTTCAGGAGAAATGAAAGAAATGCAGACAAACTTTTGTCCAGCAATAGGCTTGTCTTCATCCAAAACATCAACATATTTAGGATTTATTTCTCCAGTTTTAGTGGTTTTCTTTTCAAACCCTGAACTTTCGTCTTCCAAACCTTCGGGCTTTTTTACCTTTGAATGAACTACCATTTTATAATTTAGACATATATTGATTTTAAGTTTTTTTATCGCACAATATATTTTTTTCTTTTTATTTAATATAGATGTTTGATATTGCCGAGCTTGTCAAAAGAGTCATCAAATACTTAGTGGAAGGTTTGATGGTCGCTATTGCCGCATACGCTATCCCTAAACGCTCCTTAAATATTGAGGAGATTGTTTTGCTTGCGTTAACTGCTGCTGCCACATTTAGCATTTTGGACACATATGTTCCCAGCATTGCTGTCACAACTCGTTCTGGTGCTGGCTTTGGCATTGGTGCTAATCTTGTTGGTTTCCCTGGTGGGCTTTAAATAACACACAAACTAACAACTAAATAATACGATAATTAAATTTTATCATATTATTATATACTTGAAACAATGACTAGATCAAGAAAGAATTTAAAATCTCTTAGAAGACGTGGCAAAAAAGGCAGTAGAAGACGCGGAGGCCAACTTACACCTTTGTCTGACATTTCAACAAATAGTTCATTACACGATTTGGATGATTATGATGAACCAAGCAATAATACTACATCAGAATCAATGTTAAGTGATGCAGCCCCCACACCCGTTTCTTCTGGACCAGTTGCTACAAATCTATTGGGGCAATTTAATGCTGCTGCAGATGATGAACCCGTGAATTTAAGCAACAATACAACCGCGGCTAGCGATGAGTCAAGTGAAAATAGTTTTTCAGATGTTGCGACATCATTTGGTAACCTTGGCCATGGTGGAAAGAGAAGAAGAACAAGAAGACCTAGAAAAAACAAGAAATCAAGAAAATCTAAAAGACAAAGACGGCACTAGATTGTAGCAATAAATTCCCAATCTAATTCCTCGCAAATCTTTTTCCAAATAGTGTCTTGTTCAATCAATTTCTCTCTATCCTTCAACATTGGAATTTCTGGAAGATACTGTGTTTCATCCAGCAATTCAAATAACTTGTAAAGAACATAATAGTAATGCAAGAAATTTACACGATAGTCTGGACAATGTTTGGCATAAGGATATTGGATTTCCATGAAGAAATTACACAAAGTTTCTTCCAACTCTTGAGAGATAATGGGAGGTTTAATTCCTAGTTTGTCTTTGATAAAATTAATGTGCTCATAATACTTGTTATAACCAAGTTTTTTTAATAGTTCTTTGGTTTTATAATAAGTCAATTTGGAACATTCTATTCTCTCTTTTTTAATTTGGTATTTAAGATTTTCAATAACCTCGGCAGGTATTTGAGTGGTTTCCTTTCCTTGAAACTGAGCCAAAATCTCTTTAAAATGATTAATCTTTTTATATGCATAAAAACACACTTCTTTGGGTGGTTCTTTGTAAGAGGGCTTTTCATTCTCAATCAAATACTGAACATTCTTAAAACATACATTGCAAATCAAAACACCTTCATCATCCATAGGGATTAATTCTCCTTTATAACAAGATTGACAAACGTCAGTTGGACGTAAAAAAGAATTTATGTCTAAGAAAGACTCATCTATATTGCTCAAA